GTCCATAAGCGCGGTGATCATTATTAGCTCTTAACGAAGTTAGGAAGAGGCCATTCTTTCCTGACATAATTCAAAGTCAGGCCCCAATGAGGGGAGGCATTCGTTCCTTGTTAAGTTAGCTGCTTCACACTGCATTCTCAAACTTTCTATCCATTCTCGCTCCGACCCTCCCTGATCTGGGAAGTGGGCGCTCCATGTGATGGAGGTACATCGGTCTTCTTCTCGCTTCGGGCTCCTATGGAGACGGAGCCCCGTCCTCGGATAAAACGCCACCGATCTTCGGCGTAATCCATCTACCATCTCCCACTCCTCCTCCCGTGTTTCAAAACGGATACGAAGGATGGCTCTCATTAAATCTTTCTTCCGACGCATAATCTCATGAAGAACCTTCTCAGGTGACCATTCGGGTCGCGTCCGCTCACGCGGAGGCCGAACCCAGTTCTGGTACCACCACTCTGCATCTATCGATGGCTCGGGCACATGTTTCCAATAGCCCAGAGCATGACACTTCGCAGGGGGAAGGTGAGATCTGTCGGGAGCCCACTCACGTCCTCGGCTAGCAAATAGAGCGGCCCTCTCGTACTCCAGAAGAGACGATGGGCCATCAACTATGCCATATCCAAGGGATGTGATGGGGATCTGAGAGCTGAAGAATGGTCTCCACCTCAAAAACGGTTCCAGCATCCGCCCGGTGATTTCACACGGGAGACTGGACTGCAACTCCTCAAATTGTTCTCGGGCACTCATGTAGAAAGAGTAACGCTTCTGCGCCAACTCAGTAAATCTGCCATGAATGTCGGCATCAAAGGACCAGTCAACATCATTCTTACCTCGGCCCGTCATCAAACCCATGTTAACATAGGGGACGGTGGCCGAGGCGTAGGAAATACCCTTCTCCTTCCGGATCTGGAAGTAGGTAGAGTTGATGTTGGCGAAGTCCTCGGAGACGAAGTTCTTCCCTATCGAAGGGACAAAACCGACGTCACCAATGCGGGTTCTCCAATAGTGCGAGAAACCGAGACTAGAACGGAAGACAATATCATCTCCGTTTATCAACACGGGAAGATCACGCAATCGGACGGGAATTTTGTTCCCATAACGGTCGCGATGATAATCCTCCCAGGCAGATCTAAAGATTGCCGCGTTGATCAAACAGAGAATAGGGAAACTGAGGGGAGAACCCATCAATTGACCATTCCGTTGCCAAAAAGGAGTAGGGAGATCAGCCTTTCGATCCTTCAATTCGTTGAAGCAACACCACTTCTCACCGTAGTAAGAAATGAGGTGAGGGCCAAGCGCATTCCACGCCACCTGTAGAGTCTGTCCAAAGAAGATAGTCTCGAGGGCGACGCGGGTCGCATCCATGTTCAAGGAGTCCGTAGCAGCACTATAGTCGCCGCTCGTCCAGACCTGATTTGGTTCGGACGAGCAGCAGACATGCTGTAGGACATCCTGGTTAGCCGGTTCACCGGTCATCCAGAACGTGGGGCCCTTCTGAATTTGCCTCCACATGTGAGACTGAAGGGGTTGAAGGGGAGCATACTGATCTGCAGAGCCACATGAAATTGTTCGTACCTTTAGGGGTTCGAGTACAAACTTCACGGAGGCGTATGCGGGTCCCGCACTTCTGGCCCTCTGCCAAAGCATATAATAATCATCTGAAGGGAGAATCGAAGGGATTCTAACTTCCTCAGGTGAGAGGCTATTCGTGTATCCTGCCAAATCGGTAAGGAGACCCGAAGCGTAGTGACCGAGAGCCCAGGTAGCGTAGAGATCATCAGATCCGAACGTTCGCTTGGCCCAGTCACCACTAATACCTCTGGATGCGCGTGTATTTTCCACGCAACCATGTGTGCTTAGGTTGAAGGTTGAAGAGAGGGGTATGTCTAGTAGAGAGACGGGTTGGGGGAAGAACTCCTTGACTGTTCGCCGAACCTCTTCCAGGATCTGGGGAGAAGTCTCGGTCACCTTCGACAGAGCCACCTTGTGTTTATGGGCGGCCTGGATGATGAAATCATGAGAGACCGGTTTCAAGCCTTTCTTGAGACCCTGGAGAATAGAGTTCACGACGATAAGTGGTTGCATCCTCTGGGAGGAGCATCCACGTAGTTCTTTCGTCAAGAACCTCCAGGCAGACCCAAAGCACAGCTTACCAGCGATGCCGACCACAGAGGATCCCCTTTCCGGGAATTCCCTGACGACCAGCGGAGCGAATTTCACAAACAAAAAATCTTTGTGATACTTCATCGTTGGTACCCAGCAGTCCATTAGAGC